TTAAATTAAATGTTTTCATTAATCCATACTTTTTAACATAATCTGTAAAATCTTTTGTATTAGGCATTAATAATACCTTAATTGTTGGAAATTGTTTTCTAATCTTATTTGCAGCTTTTACACCAGGCAAGTCTCTGTCATATAATAAATATATTGTTTTAAACTTTTGTTGTAATTTTTCATATTGAGCTGCAGTTAAAAAAATTGTTTCACTATTTGGAGCAATTGCGGGAATTCCAAACTCATATAAAGACATTACATCTTTTAATGATTTTGTAATTATAATAAAATCTCCAGATCTTGGAAGTTGTTTAGCTCCTTGTATCATAGTTGAACTCCAATTACTTAGGAAACGATATGTTCGTTTAGTTGGCATATACAATCTCCATAATTCTTCTCCTGAAGAATTTTCTCCACCATAATATCCATAAATCGGTGAAGATTCCGAAGAAGATGTAAAATAATTTCCATTAAGAAAAACTGACTTAATGGAAAATACTTTAAATTTTTTTAATGTTGTTATAGAAATTCCAAAACTTTCCCACCAAAGCAATTCTTTTGTTGAAAATTCCTTAATTTCAACTTCAATTCTAGCATGTTCCGTTGGTTTCAATTCATAACCTGTATAAGAAATTTTTGGTAAATTTTTTTCACCAGCTTTAATGAAACCAAAATCATTTGCTATTATTCGTAATGCTTTATAATAGTTACAATTAAAGAGATACATTACACAACCTATAAAGTCAAAGGTCGGTCCTGCAAAATCTTTATAAATTAAAACTCCTTTTTTATTTTTATAAAAAGAACAAGTGGGTCTGTGATCAACTCTAATAATTGAAGGACTACGAAAGAGTCCCTTTTTAACAGGGACTCCTAAGTAGTGTTCAAAAAAGGTTTCTTGAGAATATTTGGAAAGTAAAAGTTCTCTAGTTATCTTTGTAGCTCCTTCTAATCTATACATAGCTTATATTTTTTAATCTACAAAGATACCTAATTTTTCTTAAAAATTTGGCATTTCAAAGCTTAAATCTAGCAAATCAGCTTCATGTTGATCTCCCATAGCAGGAGAATTAGCAGGGGAATAGTCAGCAACCTTAGTAGGTTTAGCGGATTCTTCAGCAGCTATTCTTGTCTTTTCATAAGGAGTGAACATTAAATTAGTTCCAATAAAATTATTTCTTACATAAGCTTTACCATCTTTATTAATTGAAGTAAAGAAAGAGGGGAATCTAGCTTCTCCATTTTGATCTTTTAATAATTTAATTTCACATTTTGTACCTTTTCCTGCATTGAGAATTTTTGCAACTAAAAGTCTTAATTCGTCCCAAGTTTTAGCAGTCAAAGTTTGATTTCCCTCATCAATTTTTTTACCAATACTTGGGTTAATTGTATCAATTGCATGTTTAAAAAGCAACATTACATTTTCTACAGCTGAAGCTTGTGGAATCATCTTTTTCTCACCAGTCTTTTTATCGACATATTCAGTTTGAGTTCGTTCAAAACCTTTTGGCGACTGTGGTTCAAATACTGTATGTTCAAAATAACCTTCAGCATTTGACCATCTTAGTTTTAATACTTTATATACTTCTTCAGGATGTTTAACTCCTTGAATATCTGCACTTTCGCAACCGTCAAAAACAACGGTATGAATATTATTACCTGTTAATCTGGGTTTTACATTACTTTGTGATGTTCCTGCTGTTGTTGCAAATGAAAAATTTTCCATTAATCGAATTCTTAAAATTTATATGGTAATTCATCTATTTCTTGTTCTTCATCTGAGTCAGTTAATAATTCAGCTTCGGTATTTTCCGCTTCAATTATTGCATCTTCAAGTGTAATATCTTCCATATTTGGATCGTACTTACTAACAGTTGGAATCATTTGCCACAATCCTTCTTTTAGTGGCTCGATTGTAAATTCAGTTCCTAATTCTGCCAATACTTTGTTAGCACTACCTCTATACGTAACGGTATTTGATTTCGTTACCTTATTACCTAATTCATCATCTTTACGAATAGTAGGCACCATTTTTGTACTGGTGCCTATTTTCTTCCATTCAATGACTACACGATCTTCATAAGCTAAATTCATATCAGCGATTAGTCTATTATTTAAAACTAATTTATTTGCTTCTAAAGTAATAAGAGGTTTACTAGCTAATTCTTCAACTACTGTTTTTACCCTTTTCGTAGTAGTTTTTTTCTTTTCAACTCCATCTACACTACATTTTACATCAGAAACTGTCTCAGTTTCAGGGTCAAAATTAAAAGTTACAATGACTTGTTTCATTAGTTATTATATTCGTCAATTTTTTCAAATACATACTGTAAATCATTATCTATATACAGATCAGTAAAACATCCCATTGGGGTTTTAGCTGTATTTGTTCCATCCGAGTTAGTTATAAATTTGTATTCAATTTCTCCATTATCATTAACTCTTTTAGTTGTAAAAAGTACATATGTAAACAATCCTTCGACTGTAATCATATTATCGATCATTTTGCCAAGAGTTTTAATCTTATAATATGGATTTAATGCGTCCCCAACATTTTCTGAGTGGGTAAGAATAAATACTTTTAAATCATCACGAGCATTCATAGATTCTTTAAGTACTGAAAAGAAATGTTGAGCCATTTGTGTAAATTTATCGTATCCCTTTTCTGCAGCACGATCCATCGCTTCAAAAGCCATTAAATATTGCGCATCATCAATAATTATCTGTTTAATTTCGGGCATTGTTGTACTAATTAATTTAATAACTTGTCCGATTTTTTCAACATTGCTTGTATTATATAAATTACCTTCATATCTTTTTGTTTCAGGATTCATAACTAGGGGCTTATAATTTTTCTTATAATTCCTAATAGGAAGGTTCTTTCCTGCAACATTGATAACAAATGTTTTATTTGGGTCTAAATTTCTTAAACTAGTGGATTTACCAGACCCAGATTCTCCCACTACAGCACCAAGTTCAGCCATACTTACAATTTAAATTCATAATTAGTATCCATTTTATCTACTTGTGCTTGATCTAGTGTTAAATATGGTTCATAATCTCCAATTTCTGAAGGTTTTGGAAGTTCCCTAAACATCCCAATTTCTCCATAAAAAACTAATCCTTTTGATATATCAGCAACACCATATCGGTTTTTTAAGATTTGGGCTAATCTAAAACGTTTTTTGAGTACATTTTGGATTGGATAACCTTCACATTTCGCTATTTTTTCTCTATATGGATAATATAAAGCAATAACAACTTCTGAAGCATCAGTTGTATCTGATGTTTCTTTAAAATCATCCAGCTGATATAATTCATAACCATTGGTTTTCCTATCCATTCCTTTAGAGTTTCTATTCATCTGTTGAATAAATACTCCACTCATATTACATTTATTCCTAAAATGAATCCAATATTTAACAGTTAAATCGATCTTTTCCTTTTTAGAGCCTGGTCCACCTAATAAACCAACATGATCCATAATTGCTATTTTGTAATGTAATGGATCATCTGGAATATAATCTTCATGATGTTCATCAATTTCAATAAAAGTCCCAGACTGTTTTAGCCATTCTTTACAAGTTGCATAAACACCATTTGGTGATAAGGCTTTATCATAAATAGTTAAATGCTTTTGTAATTCATACAACCATTGAGCAGAATCTTTTACTAATTTTAAATGTTCATCTGAAATTGGTTTTAAAAAAGATAAAATTTCTTCAAATGATACAACTACATTATAAGTGTCATAAATATGTAGTGATAATATTTTTGCAAATAATATATCAGCTGACATTTCAAATGAATAATATAATATAGAAATTTTTTGGCCTGCTGCATTTTTTAATAAGTTATATACAAATACATCTAGAGCAAAGGATGTTTTCCCACCTGAGGTATCTGCCCCAATAGTATATAAATATTTTCGCTGTATCCCATAAATTGTATTATCTATTACTGGTAAGCCAGTACTTATTCCAATATTTCTACCATGCCTTCCAGCTTCTATGTTTGCAAATAATTGATCAACAACATTATCCATTATAGTAGCTCTGAGTTATTATAACCATTTATATTTCCACTCTCTCTAATAAAATCTAATTCTTCCCACTTATGAGAGGCAATAAATTCTAAGATTGTATAATTTATTAAGTTATTTTCTTTTCCAAACTCTAGAGCTTCCATAATGTGTTCATGTGTTGTCTTTGAACTTTTAATTGTTTTTGCATAAAACAAACAAAATTCTTCTAATGAATAAAGGCCTGCTTTAGTATAATTCTTAATGCTGCACATTTTTCCATTAATATTAACAAATGGAGGATATGCATCAAAGAATTCTTTTCCAATTTCATTAGATTCACGTATATACATTTTTAAAAAGTTCTTATTAAAAGGTATATTATTATAATTAAGAACGTCCCCTTCTTTGGGTAATTTAAAAGATGAAAGAATTACTTTTTTTTGTTGAAGGGAATCTAATACCTGTATAAATAATTGTTTACCGTTAGAAACATTAGATAAATAATTCATTAACAGAGTTGAATCCCCTTCAATTGCTAAAAATAATAATCTTAAAATAAATAATTCAGTTGGTGTAAGACCACTTTGAATATAAATATTAATTTCTTCTTTTAATGATAGCTCAAAATTTTTCATTTAGTTGTAGTTTAGAACTACAGCTTTCTTGTTTTTCTTAGGGATCCGATAAAGGATTTGTAATAAGGTTATTGTGTAGTAGAAAATTGAGATATAAATTTATCTTTTAAGTTAGTCCATCTCTCAATCATATTCTCTCTTTCCAAAGTACTTGTTATAAGATCACCATCAAATGTAATACCACTATCGTCATCATCTAACACTTTATCTAATACTAAATATTCTACCATTTCAGCTAACGTTAATTTTTCCATTATGATTATTTTTAAAGTCTAAATAATTGATCTGTTAACTTTCCTTCTTGTACTATGTTTTCTGATTCTTTACCTAGTAAAATATCATCTAATTCTGATTCAGTTATTTCTATATAATTTTTTCCGGCTGTAGAATTATTATACCAAGATTCTTCCATAGTCCCTTTTATTACCAAAGTGAATATTTCAGCTTCTTTATTTTCTTCATAACGAATTACTCTTCCTACTCTTTGGGTTTTCTGCGTTTGTGAAGAGGTATTACTCAAAATTATAGCTAGATTTAATCCCTCAACATCTGCTCCTTCATCCAAGCTTTTAGCTGTATTAATTACTCCACTAGTAAAGTGTTGAAATTCTTCTAAAGTAATACGATTCTTTTTCTTTGTTTGTTTAGAATGTACTACATATCCGATTCCAATCTGTTCTGCTTGAGCAATAGTTGCAGAAAAAGTAATTGCTTTTTTATCTAATCTAGCCATTAAAATTTTTCGAGTTAATTCTATTTTTTTAGGATGAGTCATTACATATTTTTTTCTAATACGTAAGCTTCTTCCCCATGTATATGTAATTGCATCTAACTCTTTAATAGGAATTCCCATTTGTTTTCCGTAATGCCTACGATAAACAACATTAGTCATACATTTCATTGCCAGATTAAAATCATAATTAAAAACTGAAAATGCTTCTTGAAATTCTCTATTTGCTTTTCTATAAATT